ATCTCCTTATAACTTTCTGTTCGTAAAATTGCACCTTGTGGGGCACGTTGTGGGAAACTCATTACTGCTTCTAAGTGAGGTTTGTATACACAGTCCTCAATTAAAGAAGGGAACTTGTCAACCATGTAGCTATATAACGGCTCATTCTTTCCAACACGCATACGACGGATATAATAATCGTTATGCCAAGCATGAATTCCAGAACTACTTCCAAGAACCAACGACGTTGTCCCTGCAGGTTTAACAGTAGTAATACGAGCAGAACTATTAATACCGATAAGAGCAGCAACACGTTTATTCTCCTCTACTGTAACTGCAGCAGCTTCATTTAAGTTTAGTTTAAGTACACCAGCTGATGCAATACCTGTCATTGATACTCCAAGTAAAGCTTCTCGTTCTGTTGTTTCTTTCCAAACACTACGTAAGTAATGGAAGTCTGTATATCCTGCCTGTAGTGTACCAATTAGAGTAGCGGCTTTGACTCGTGCATTTAACTCTTCTTGTGTTACTACATCTGAAACGTTAACTTCTACTAAGTTACAGTACTGATTAGAGTTAAGACTAATCTCTGCACATGGGTTAGTACCAATGTCATAGTCGTTAGTCCAGAATACACCAGGTTCTCCTGAACCAGATAACTCTACTTTCTTCCAGATGTCATACCATTCTTCTTCAGTAACTTCTTCCCTATTAAGGACTACTGAATTGTTAGCACGACCTCGTTGTGGATTTAATTCCCACCATGCACCTGACTTAGCTGCTAACATATCTAAATCATCCTTGTCAAACAAGGAGATTAATGCAGCACGTCTAATGCCGCCAGATAACACAGCATCGGCAATATGACAAACCATGTCGTGTACTTCAATAGGCTTGAGTTTTCTTCCGATACTGTCATTAAGCACACTACGAAGCTTATCCAAACAGATACGTAAAGGGTCTGGACCAGGTGCCTTCCCTCCACTTGTGATAAGCCTACTCCCTTTAGGACGAATATCACGGAAATCAAACACAGGGTCAGACTTGCCCAAAGTGTAAGATTTAACAAGAACTTTAACAGCATCTGCCCAACCTTCAATAGAGTCTCCAACTAAGAATCTCCTTTGTTTAGATGATGGCCCAACAATCGTAGGTAGATTTTCAACATGCCGCTTCTGAACAGAGAAGCCGACACCCGATCCACCAAGTAAGTTAAACATCGTTTCGCTAAAGACTGCTGGATGATCAACAGCGGAGAAAGCACAATTAAACATACGGTTATTACTAAGCTCAATAGGAGTACCACCAAACTGTAACGAACGCATAGAAGGTAAAACTTGCCTATTAAATACAAACGTGTATGCACTTTTAATTTCCTCTTTCATCTTAGGATATTTACGTAAGTGCATAGCCATGTTACGTTGCACTAGTTCTTCCCAAGTCTCTCGACGTTCTGCTTCTGGAACATACTTAGCATACTTGTTAAAGATTGTAATATCTGATAATACTTTCTGACTAATATCCATATTTGTACTTTCTTTTCTAGGATAGTTTAATAAATTAATAGGAGGAAACCACTCACTCCAACTCAGCACAAATGGTTTCATACCTATCTTCAATTTTATCTGCAAAAGCGTATACAAGATCTTGAGTTGTTAATCCTAGTAGATCAATCAAGTCTACCTCATCAATCTGCTCAATTATTTTTTCTTGTAACTCTATTAATGTTAACACTTTATTTTCCTTGTAGTCTGTTTGCAACTAAGGTAACATACCCTGCAATGTCAACCCAACTATCATCGTAATCAGGATCACCATTTAAGATTCGCCCTACTTTATGAGCAACCATCTCAAGTGATTCTTTCTGATCCTCTTTAAGTACACTCCAGTTTTGCGTATTCTGCATAATAAACTTAATACGTTGTGTAATGTTTGCGTGTCCTGCAAAATCACCGTACCTACTACCACGTTCTACTAAAGTATCTTGAATGTTAGATGACATTAACTACCCTTTCTGCTGTTCGACTACGTAAGTTTTTGTTACCTCGGAACCAGTTACCACAATCTTGACACTGATATCGTTGGAACTTACTTACTGTTGTTACTGCGTACCCACGTTTTTGGTGATGTTTACCACCACAGTTAGGACAAACAAGCTCATCATCGTTGAAGATGGATAAGTTTAAATGATGTTTAATCCATGGTCTAAACTTATAGTACACCTTCTCTAGAAGAACTACGTCTTGCTTGTTGTACTCTTCCATTAAAGCCCAAGCTTGAGGATTGTTAGCCATACATTGAATCCAAAGATCATGTCCTGTATGACTAGTCTTCTTACCTAGACCTAGTGCTTGTGCTACATAGTCAAGTTTGTTTGACACAAACCTAAACTGTTTCTTAGCTACTTGAAGTAAATCAATATGTTTAACTGGTGACGGAGGAGTTAGTCCATGTAATAGGAACTCCTTGTTCAGTGTTGGCATATCAAACTTACTACCATTGTAGTGAATTACTGCATCAGCTTCATCAATTAGATTGTGAATACCTGTTAACATGTCAATAGGATCTGATTTGTAAACACTATCGAAGTACATTGTATCATCTTCTAACCACTTAGCTGAGTAACACATGGTATAAGACGACTCTAGAAGCTGACTTAATCCAATGTTCTGTTGCCAAATACCCCACACATGTGCTGTGTTAGGGCTTGTTTCAATATCTAATAATAAAATCTTAGCCATGCTTATCCTTTTAAAATGTACTAGATACAATCCCTATTTGTGTAGGTTTATTAAGAATTCTATTCCATGAAGCTATTCTATTTTCTGCTTTCATAACAAATTCATCATAGTCTTTTTCTTTCTTTAGTTGTTCAACTTCTTTAATAAATTGTTTTACTCTTAATTTATAGATAAATTCAGGGGTCATATCCAATGTTCCCATTCTGAGCTACTGCCCTATCTCGTTCTTCTGACTGCCAATCTTCAGAGTACTTGGTAGCTATCCAGTTATCATGTAACCAAGACTCACCTAATTGATTGAAAGTTTTAGTTGCTATACCAAAGGAAGGTAAGACTTCAAACCACATCTTACCATCCTTCAGTTGATACTTAGCACCTATTTCAATTAGAGGGGTATTACGTAGTACATGGTAATAATCTAATTGCTTTAGGTCTTGGTTCATTAGCTAGGCTTTCTACCTTCATCTTTGAATAGAGCATACTGCTGCTCTGCCTCTTGTTCCTGAACCTTAATAACACCATGATGAATAAGATTCTTTACTGCATGATCCATTAAGAAAGCTGCTTCTTCAATGTCTACATGAAACTCAAAGTCTAAAGAACCATCTTCATTCCGTACACAGTTTTGTATAATCACGTAACCAATCCTTTCTAAAGTCTAACCATTCAAATCCATTATCATCAGCCCACATTGCATAGGTTGTTTTGCTCGTTTTACGAATCTTATTATCAGGATTCTGAAAGAGGATAATGACTCTAACATCTGGATTACAATCTCTAAACCACAACATCTTTTGTCTAGTTGCAAGATCCAACTTACCTTTAGCTTCGATATAAATATTCCCTATTTTAAAATCAGGAATATAATTTCTTTCTTTAGCAGGTTGTATGAAAGCAATCTTATCTGGTTCATACTTGACACTAGGATATGTAGTCTTTAATCTAGCCCAGACTTTTTCTTCTAACTTACTCTTGAATACTGGCATCGTTTGTTTTATCTAACTCCTTGTATCTATTAAGGAAAGAGTCATCAGTATCTCGTAAGATCCATAAGCATTGTGCGTTCATTTTAAATTCGTCATCATTGCTGTATGCTTGTCTTACAATATCAAACATCTCTTGTTCAGAAGTACAATGTGATAATAACTTACGAGCTTTAACTTCACCAAGACCAGCAATACCTTTTACGTTATCTGCTTTGTCTCCTTTTAAGCACTGCTCGTAGAACAATCGTAACCCATCTAGATCTGTTTGAGTAATAAACTTCTCATCCTTCTGCCACTTAGAAGTACCAAATGCCCATTGATAATGAAGACCAGGTACTTGCAACATATCTTTATCAAGAGAACAGATAGTTGTTTGACCATTAATCTTATCTTGAAAGATACCCATTGCATCATCTGCCTCCAATGTAGGAGGAGCCAGTTCTGCACTGAGTTCTTTTAAAGAGTACTCTCTTAAGGCTTCTAAGTGTCTAGGTTTTTCAGCAGTTCTGTTAGCTTTATACTCTGGATAGATCTTCTTACGGAAGTTATCTCCTCCTGATAAGAATGCTCTATACGAAGTAGCTTGAGTCTTTTCTAATAAAGTATCTAGAAGTTCATTGACCCTATAGATTGCTATACCTAAGTCATCGTTCTCAGCTGACGCTGCACAACGATACACAACTAAATCCATGTCAATCAATGCTTGCATCTAGATACCTTAATAAAAAGAAACACATAACAAAACCTACTAATATCCCTTGACAAACGGAGGGCCCGTAGCATAGAATGTAATCAATCACCAGTGTCTCCATACGTTAGCTATTATGTGGAAGCAGGTGATTATTTCTAACCACCTGATTAAAGATAACTTATAGAGGAATGTCATCTTCAAAATCAGCAGGATTGCTTGCATCATAAGATACTGTTGTTTTAACATCTTTACCAAATACCCAATCACTTAGTTCAGTAGCTAGTAATAATACTTCTGCTTTGCTTACTGTCTTAGCACCTACTGTTAAAATAGAGATAGCATTAGACAAAGAAGATTGACGAACAATTAACTCTTGTCGAGCTGCACGTTCTTCTTTAGTTTCATAGTTACTACCTGTTACTCGTGTACCACCTGTTGATGTTGCTGCTGCTGATTGTTGTGCCACTGGTGCTCCTCCTTCTGTACCAATACCTGTCCATTGCCAGTAACCTTGATCATCTTTTTGTGATACTACTTCTACTACATCACCTTTATTCCAGTTACCAGCTGCTTTGAATACAGAAGGATTACTAAATGACATTAACTTCTTGTTACCAACCTTACCATCTGCACCCTTGTAAGTTACTTCTAATGATTGGTAACTACGACCATTCTTAGCAGCGTGGGTGTTAGGGGTACCTACATCGATTACTGTGATTTGCATACGATCTTCTCCATATTGCCCCAGTCAGGTCCAACTTCACATTCGACCCTCATAGGTAAGTTAAAATCTTGTCCGAACATTTTCTTAAAGTTAGTTGGTACGTCATTGAAACACTTATCAACTAAACTTACTATACTATTATTATCCCATATTTTAGGATCGAAGTCAAGTATTATTGAATCATGTACTGTATTAACAAGTAGTACTCCTTTCTTTTCTTTTAGCCTGTTACGCAACGACACTCGTGCGATGGACATGAGGTCTGCCCCGAGCCCCTGGACTGGGTAATTAAGGATTCTAGTTCTAGGCCATACCGCTTTTCCATACTTGATTTCTGGTTCGTAGTTGTAGACTCTGCCTGTGGGCATAACGAGTTTCCTGTCTCTTTTAGCTTGATCGAGGATTCTTGTATGCCAGTCCCTGAGTCCCACATATTTTCCATAGAACTGATCGATAACTCCTTGCCAGAAATCTTCTCCGCCAATGTCTTTAAAGTTAGGATCGTTTGCGTAACTGTAGGCCGATCCGCCATATATGAGTCGGAAGACGAATGTTTTAGCGATAAGCCTACTTGGTAATCCGAATCGTTGCTGGTTATCTGCATGTTGATCAACTTCATTCCATATCTCCTTTAGTGCGACTGGATCTTGGCTAAGATAGGTAGCACCAACCCACTCTAATTGTTTAGCATCAGCTTGTAATAACATTATAATCCCTATCTATTCTTTCGTATACGTCAAGCAAATCTTGTATAGAATAACTGTTTGATTTCTCCATCAAAGTTTTGCAGGTTTGGTCTACTACTTGAGAGTCGTCCTGTTCTTGCAACACATTGGTTAAGTTGTCCATGAATCTTTCCTTCCTTCCACTTAGATTCCTCTCGTAACTTAATGAGTCCTCTGTAGTATGTAGACACACGCTTCTCTAGTTCAGCTCTCTTGAGTAGCAACTCAATGACTTCAAGGGCTTTCTTAGATCCACGTAGTGATCGTAACGTTGATTCATCTGTAGAATATAAACCTTCCTTAGCTAATTCAGAACCTTTTAAAGGTTTAATTAGTCTAGGAAATTCTACTTCGTAGTCTTCCCACTTTTCTTTTGGTTCACCAGCTCTAGCGCCAGTTTTAAAGAAGCCGCAAGGAACTCTACGACGGAGCCTAATGCTACCACCGTATAGGAAAGCGCTAAGATGATCGACGCTATTAAGGTTAAGACTATCACAAGAATGCTCGTTGTAAAGTAACCGATCAAGTCTTTCAATGTCTTCGTCAAGTTGTTTAGCAAGCTCATTACTTTTCTCCTCATCATATAACAATCCATTAAATTCCATTTCTTGTAGTACAAGTAAGTCTTGATTGTGAAGACTAACTAACCTACGTAGCAATGGTTTATCTTTAAGTTCTTCTACCTGTTTCAAGTACACTTG